TGAATCCAGTTGAAACATTCAAGAATTGATGGAATCTTAAGAGGTGCCATCCAAATTCGATTATCAGAGTCAAATGCAAATCCACGTTTCAAGAAATAACACTTATCCAATTGTTTGAATCCTGTCATTGTTCCTGTCTTCTCCTCGTCAGTATAAACCATTCCAAAAGTTGCAAAAGCTCGAGTCATTGATTCCTGGTTGTACCATGTTGACACTCGTGATGAAATATTCAAAAGATTATCATCGCCATAAGCAATCATTGAAACATAGTCATTGAACTCTTCATTGCCTGGTCGTTCTGCATAAAATGTAACTCGACATGCAATTGAATTGTACATGCTGTTCAAGATGGCAGTTGCTGGGTTTCCTGATGGTTGTGAATGGTTGAGTTTATACAATCTCTTGCCACAGATGTGATAAGAATTAACAACACTTTCCCATAGGCATTTACGTACCACAGCATCTTCTTTAGCATAAGTTGGTGATTGACGATAATAATCTTCTATCACTTCCAAAATTTGCCATAAGATGTCCGGGTGAAGTGTGCCATCATAATTGCTAAAATCTCCAGCAACATGATTATCACCATATTTCAAAAGATGTTTTGCAAGTTTGTCCCATTCGAGTGATTGACAACGAATTCCAACAGCACTTTCAGTATCGATACGCTTTTCCATAAGGAAAGCAATAAAAGAAATAAAGTACATGCGGAATGCAATGACAAAATCCATTGGAGCAGCAGCAAAAACTCTTGTCTTTCCAATTTCAACTTTCATTTTTGGCAGTGTTTCATCTTTCAGTGTATCAACAAAGATGTAAGGTTGCACATAACCAAGTTTCATTTCTTCAACTTGTTTAGTGACAATTCTTCGCACTTGTTGAGCTTTCTTTCCATAAAGATCCCATTCAAGATTGCCAAACCAGAGAGTCTTGCCTTTTGATTTTTCATGACACCAAGGATAACCAGCCGATGTTACACGATTGATACCTTTGATATATTCTGAATCAGTTCCTTTAACGGCTTCATCAAAATTCAATACCTTCATATTCGAATAATTGCATTTTGATTTGGCTAATTGTTGTTTATACGATAGGACACTTCTTTTCAGAATACTTGCATCAAGTGTTGGCACATTTTTGAATTGCTTCTGAATGCCTTTGAACATTGGACCATCTTCTTTTTCTGGATGCATCAGTTTTGCTGGAGCCATCTCTGTGGGATACACTTTATTCAAAATTCGAGTCGAGTGAATTTTTGTCTTCACATTTGGATATGGT